CCCGGTTAGGATCTGGTCTTCAAGTTCCAGTTCCAGAAGTTGACGCATCCGGGTGTTGATGAAGGTGCGCAGCCGGGGAGCGTCGTCTAGAATCTGTACCGACGCAATGGCGTAATGGCCAATCGTCTCGATTGTCACCGTCTCTTGGCTGAAAGACATATCAGTCTCCCCGAGTGTGCCCCCTTGTCCGGTCTGGGAAGCAGCCGCATCCGTCTCCGACGTCTGCTCGATGTACTTAACTGCGTCTTTCTCAGTCTCCAAGATCGTGAGAAAGTCGAGGACGGTGGGAGTGCGAAGCTCCGGTTTTGCGATAATTTCCTCACGCTGTGTGGGGTAGGTGGTGGCGCTTCCACCCGAGACATTGGTAATATCCTTCATTCCAACATCCTTGAAATGCGTCTTCAGTTGATTTTTGTCGGAACGTGCACCCCAGTCCTCTTGCTTCATATTTTCGAGGACCTTCTCGCCGAGATCAACTTTATCGCGGGTGGTGGGGCTGAATCCCTCCTTAAGTTTCACTTCAAGCTCATCAGCCTGCTCCTGAAGGGCGTCCTTCTCCTTCTTTACCTTCTTTAGCTCATCGACAAGCTCCGCGTTTCGCTCGGAAATTTCCTCGACTTTGCGTTTGGCGTCGTGGGCGGCGTCCCGGGCACTTTTGATATCATTCTCCAGGCCATCCTCACCGAGTATTTTTTCCAGATTTCCCTTAAGCTCCTCGATTTGCTCCTTGACGGCCCCGGTCGCACCGGCTGAAGCGGCCATTAATCCATTGTCAGAATGGGCCGTGAACGCATCACCCGCGTACTCAACAGTGGAAGAAATCGTGTGGGCCGCTTCCATCGGCTCAACGCCCATATAGGCGCATGAGCCTACCGCAACGGCCCCCGAAAAAAGGGCGATAAACGCCCAATACCAAGAACGTAGGCGTTCCATAACTACTCTGTAAGTTGAATTAGAGATTCTAGTTCATCTTCCAGCGCAACCCCGCGACCGCCTTTGGTCGAAGGATTTTGAGGACCGTTGCGGTCCCTTAGCTTCTCTTTTATAAAATCGTTCAGTTTTTGAAGGTCTTTCGAGGCGGACCGTTCCTGGTCGGTGTTCGCAAAGCCATTTTCGCCCTTTTTCGTGTATATTGGAACTCCAGACGGTACGGCGAAAACCTTGACTTCCGACTCGGGCACCTTCTCGACCGTCTCGGGGCGGTGGAAAACCGTCTGCTCCTCCCCATCTTCCATTCGCCGAGAAATTTCACCGTCTTCCCGGCCCACAAGGACAATGAGAAGGCCGGGTTCGTCCTCCGACGTATCGAAGGTCCGGTCTGTCGTTGAGGGGTTGAGCGCTTCACCCATACCAATCTGCAAGACTTCACCGTATGCCACGCCGCCGGACGAGGACCATCGTACGTAATCGCCGCTTTCTAGCTCGGAATGAGACGCTTTCCGGTTGGGGATCGCGAATGCTCGCCATACTTCAAGGGAAACGCCCAATTCTTTGTCCGGGCTAACTGGGTCGTATCCCCAATTCCGAAGCGAAATGTCACGGCTTGATGGACACCCCTCCCGGACTGGATCACCCTGCTCAACTCCTTTCATACGGCTGACAAACGAGATCACTCGACCGGCGTCCTCGAACTCTTTTTCAGCCCAATCTGCTTCGTCGGTGCGAAGAAGCCTAATGACCCGATCACGAGTTTGCTTTGGGTTCTCAGATGCAAGGTCTGAACAGTCATCTTCTGCCCACTCTTCGATCTCGGAAACGGACATGTTGACCGTTTCCTGAAACTTCCGGCGGCGCTCGGTGATCTCTTCCTCGGAAGGCTGTTTTACCTCTTTGAAAGACTCCCCCAGAACCCGCACACTCGAACTCCCTTCCTGGATGCTCCTCAAATCATAAATCCTTGATAACATTTGCTTCACGCTCGGAAGGGAAACGGACTTCAGAGGCTGAATTCCAGTCCGCGGCTCGGCGGGAACCGGGGTGAGGGACATGTCCAGCCCAAGAGGCCACTGCTTTATGTGGGTGACTCCTTCTGGGCCCTCCTTTGTCTTCTGTCTCTGTACAAGGTGGGACACGGTTCCGCTCGAAAGCCCCAGTTTTCCCTCCTCGGCAAGCGTGCGAATCGCTTCTTCGTACTCATTCCGCTTTTTGAGTTGAGTTTCCATCCATACACCGGCGTCCTTCACCGTGATTTCAGCCCACTTCGAGCCGATACGATTCTTTCCGATCTCAGGGTCCGTTCCATGGGCGTAGAGGGTGGCGGATCTGCCTTTTCCGCCTTCTAGCCAAAAATCCGTATCCTTCGAAAAGAAGTCTTTTTCCAGGTCGTGTTTTTGCGGAGACCCGAACCGGACGCCCCACCCGCCGAATTTACCCTTGTCGTCCAGATCTTTTAGCTCTCCGCCGTGAGGAGCGACGATATGAGCGGTTCCGTCTTTCATATTGCTTTCTTTCCCCCTGGTGAGAATTTCGTCTCGGCCCTTACCCGTCTCAATCGCTCCGATCTGTTCGATTGCAGACCCCCGATCCGGGTGGCAAGCAACAAGCTCCCGATTTTCCATCTTCACGAGACCGATTTCACCACTTTCGCATTGAGGGTGGTCCTCAACCAGATCGTAGGGCATCGGTGCGGAGAGGTATATGAAGAGTCACGTTTAGGGTAGGAAAGGGGCATCTAAAGGTCAAAGTTCCGAAATAAATGAGAAGACTGCTTCTCACCTTAACCGGGTGAAACGAGACTGGCCGCTATTCAGGGGCACTATTTATTTGAGTGCTTCAAATGAGAAGGCGGATTCTCAATTTTCCGACTGAAATAAATAATCGTCCTTATTAGTGACCACTCTCATTTTTGCCGGGAAAATTGAGAGTGACTGTTCTCAGATTTTACGGCCAAATAAATAGGCACGATTAATAACGCACACTCTCATTTTTTTTCGGATAGAAATGAGAGACGGGCTTCTCATTTGAAGCGGCCAAATAAACAGTCCGCGTTATTAACGACCGTTCTCATTTTCCGACACCCAAATAATAACCGCTCTTCTCAAATTTTCGGGTCATAGAAACAGTCCGTACGAATAAAGACGATTCTCATTTCGGCGGGCTACATGAGAAGCGACGCTCTCATTCACGACACGGGTCGGGTCGAACATCGACAGTGGATCACGTTGCTGGGGGAGCCTTCCGGTGCTGAAGGGAACCTTAACTGCTCGGTACGACCACCCCGACCCTCAATTGTAAAAGATATGCCAACCGTGACGGTTTGGCCGTCCGCGTCGCGGTGGTTCCATTTATCGCCCTGGGTAGGGGACCGGACCCTCGCGTCTCTCTGGGAAAGCCATCGGTGTTCGTTAATGCCTGCGTCGGTATACGCCTCGACCTGCCCGGCCTCGAACGCGCCGTTCGCGGCGGTACGGACCGTACGACGAAGCCGGTGCCCGGTCTGCTCGGTTGTTTTCTGGCGAACCCGATCAACGAGTTCAGACATGTCTTCCCCCTCAGAAAGCCCGTTCTGAACGGTTTCGGTAACCATATCCTTAAATGTGGCGTTGGTACGCTTCGTCTGTGATACAATTTCAGAAAGAACGCGCCTCACGAATGGAGTATCGGACGTTAGGTCGGTGGCGGTAACTCCAATCCGTTCACTTCCGGTCTGATACCCTTTCTCGATCACGTCTCTAAGGTGAGGACGGGCGACGTCGCCGGTGCGCTGAAACCACGTGTCCCAGTCGATCAGGTTAGATACCACCAGTGGGGTGATATCGGGCTTTTTCGCCGCGTAGGCCAATGCCTTCAAGTTAGCTTTTTCCCGCATTCGTTTAAGAATGATCTTGATCTGACTCTCGTACAGAGACCGAAGCGCGGTCGAAAGCGGTCCCATCGAGCCGCGCTTCCGCGCATCTATCGCCTTCCACTCCGCACGAAGCACCTGTTCGGATACGCCGTAGCTTTTATCAGCGTGGATCGCCTCACGCCGCCGATGGCCAACTGTAGCTAAAAGGGTGTCCGGGTTCCAATTCAGGCCAGATCTTCGTTTCGGCGGCTCCGCACCACCCTTCTCACACAGTTTGCACATATCTAGATCTACGGATTGGGCCTAGGATCTACCGATGGTCCTTCCGTCACGAGCCGAATGGCGGCATCCTTACCAGGATGACCATCTCCAGATTTCCCAGGAATTCCTTCACCCATTTCAACGTCTAAATCGGCACCACCAAAGGAGGAATGCGGTTGCTTGTTGAGTTTCATGATTAGCTCATCCATCGCCGACTCATCGAACTGGTCGAACTCTATGAGCCGCCTGGCCTCGTTTGGGGCAAGAATCGGCCCGCCGGTCGCCTCGACTAGGGACTCGATTTTAGCAAGCAGAACGTTTACAATTGCGTCGATTTCGAGCGGGTCGAATGTAAGACGCAAACGCTGTCCCCCCTCCTCAAATTTTGGTACCAGATGCCGGTTGAGGGCCGAAAGGCAAAATTCGAGGAGAGGAATTATCATCGTCGTGTAAGCGACGAAGAGCGCCGTCCGGTAGTTGTCGTAGGTTTGGGAACTGGAATCTCCAACCAGTGACGGATCAACGCCCAGCCCGGTCGCGATCAGACGACCGAAAAATTTCGATGACTCGATGAATGACGCCTCTTCAGGGGTGATCCCGCGCTCCTTCGGGGAAAAGGATCCAGATAAAACTTTCCATGCTCGCCCGGTACGGGCATCGTCCATCTCATCGTTCATTCGCTCCTGAGCGGATTTCACCTGCTGCTTGGTTAGCTGATCGGTTGGATCAAGCCCATTCGGGATCATGAAGCCGGGGATTTGGCCCTTATTTTCCGAGACAGTTTTATTCCACTCGTCTGCGTCCTCCATCAAGTCTAGCTGTCGCATGACTGAAAGGAGGATCGGAAGACCACGCTCCTTCCGAAGCGGATTGAAAGTGAAGGCGTGAAGGGTCTCTTCGGTGCTCGTCTCTACCGCCTCACCCGTACGGCCCGCCCGACGCATGTTAAACCGATACCCTGAGATCATGCGGGTGCGGTTCTCAAAAATGAACCGCTCGAATTCTGATCGGTCGAAAAGCTCAAGTTTCCGCGGCGTGCCCGCATTGATTCCGTTTTCGGGAGCAAGGCCCCGCAGCCAAAATTCACCCCCTCCCATCAAGCACCACGTGAACCCCTTGAAAAGCCAATCTTTTGTATACCTTAGATTATCGGGGCCGCCGGGACGACGGAGAAGGTCGAGGACCGGGTGTTCACCTTGCTCCTCCGTCGTGCCGTCCTCCTGAACCTCCACTAATTTCAGCGGGATTGAAGCCAAATTATCCCCGATGAAATCGATGCTCCTGCGGGCGATAGGGTTCATAGCCGCTTTTTCGACCATTTTCCGGTACGATTGGGAGGACCACCCGGAAAAAGCGTCGCCGGTGCCGTAATACCCGAAATTTCCGAAGAAGCCGTCCGAAGAGGATAGGGTAATCGTTTGCTTCAGAGTCTTCCACCCACCCGTAATTGCATCTGTGAACGCCTTAATCATGACCGAATAGTTTTTATAGATAGGACGCGCCCGTTGAACCTGAATTTATCGACACCCCTTTGGATGAGCAACCGAGTGGGCTTTGGGAGTGTTCAACCCCGGAAACCGTTTTACGTTGTCGAGCCCAGAAATGCCCCGCCCTTGCCTGCGCTGACAGGTCGGTGCGGGGCGTTTTGGTTTTAATGGTAGCGGCGGTATATCTCCTCCAAGTTTTCAGGAAGAGGCTTGTGCTCTTCACTCAGATCTTGCCCGACCGTCTGCATCCAGCGATCAAAGACTGTCTCCTCAATCTTCTCGCGGGCCTGCTCTTCATCGAAGTAGTAGAAAATATAAATCCCGAATCCAAGGATATTGTGTTCAACGCCCGCCTCTACCAGTAGATCTGAGTCGCTGTACCATCCACGAGTGATAGATGCTGCCTGCTCCATCCAGAGTGGGCCTGTGTCCTCGTGAACGCCATCGATGAACGCTTGAAAAGGCTCAGTAGTAAGATCCTCGAAGCGTGCATGTGCACCAGTGGTCACGTACTTCTCCTCAAACGGATCGTACTGCGTCCTTGATTCGACAATCACGTCTATCGTGACGGTCGTGCTCCCATCTGGGCCGTGATCGATCTCGCCGATCGGATAGGTGTATGAGGTGACGCTCGTATCCTCACTCTGGAAGCGCTCCTTGGCGTCTTCTTAATCTCAACGGACGTATATGCCTTCTGCTGAATATCTTCCATTGGTCTGTGTTGATTGTCGTTGGTATCAAGCGTATTGGGGCGCTCCCCGCCTCCCCTTTTTGCGCTTGCTTACATGTGTAAATGGAAGTATAGTTTCCATTACCTATAATGATTTACCCTTTCTTCAAATAAGGGTCACAAGAAACCTCATATGATTAGGTCACCCAAGGCGGAATACAAATACTCAACCGCCTTTTTCTCCATTTCGGCTTTTGCCTCTTCCACCGTCTGGGCTTGGATCTGGCGCATAGTATCTTCTAACGGTCTAACTGAACCGACAATGCTTTCCGGGTGGTGTATGTGCCCATCAGAAAATACTAATGTCAATGGACCCGCAGTCGCCTTATATCCGCTTGAAGTCTCCTTCCATTCAGCCTCTACATCGACATATTTCACCGTCTCTGCTTCAATTTCTTCACTCATTGAACTGTATAATTTTTATGATGAAGTAAAACGAGATTATATCCGCCCATAATCAATCGGGTCGGGGTCCTCTAGCCTACGTACGAAAGCAGACTGAACGAGGGCGTCGCCCTCATCGGTAGATCTTCCGAGCCTGTTGGCAAGGCCCCACTTCGAGTTTCCCTGTTTTGGCTCAACTTCTAGCTCCCGATCACCCTTTACCCGGTACCTCGGAGATGTAAGGTCCTGCCTAACTCTTTGGGCAACATGACTTTCAGGGTCAAGGTCGAAAGCGATCCAACCATCTTTCAGGAGCGTACGAAGCCACCACCACGCTTGCGACCGAATGTTGGAAAAGTTGAAAAAAGTATCATCGTGGATTTCATCTTCAACGGCGGAAGCCCCGGCCTTGAACTCCCGAATGATGACGTCAGAGTCGAAGAGTTGATCCGCGACACCCGCTCCCAACCCAACCGTGTCGACGGCAATATTTTTCCCTGGAATCGAGAATGAGCCCATTTTTTCGAGGATCCGTGTCGTCGTTGCGGTCGTCCGAGTCCACTTCTCCGACTCTAGGTGAGTGAGTATACCAAAAGAAAGGAGGGCAAGGGATGATAGGTCGTCACCAAATCGTGCCACATCCACGCCCATCAGGTCGCCCCGCAGAGCTTCCGTGACCGGGCTTTTCGTTTCCTTTATCTTGCCCCTAACATCCTCCGGTTTCCGCTCGAATGCCGCCTCTACCCACCTGTCTTTTATGGTCTGGTCCGGGTCCGCCGTGTCGTTCAAGAGGCCAAATTTGTAGACCTTACGTTCGTCTTCAGGTAGGTTATCCAGAACTCGCTCATAATCGTCACCTACGAATAGGTTGTCTTTGAAGGTCGTTCTAAGGATGAACGTATTTCCCGGGTCGAGGGCCGTCTTCTCGTTGAAGAACTTCCGGCGTAGCCAATGAGATTTGCTGACGTTCGGGTTAAAGGTGAGCCAAATTTGAAAATTTACCCCCATGTCACCTCGGAGCCTTAAATCGAGTTGGGTAAACCCTTCTTCGGTTATTTGGTTCGCCTCTTCGATCCAGATCACAGTCGGGTCGGTCACGGACTTCAACCGCTCGGGGTCGTCCATGCCAAAACCTTTCATCTCCGCACCATTCTGGAAGGTGATCCTCATCTCCTGCCTTCGGATATGCGCCTTTCGATGAAGGGGTGTTTTCTTCAAAATCTTACGGATCTGAGCAAATTGGCTGTCCCTGATATCGGTCTTCATCTTCCGTACAAGCAGAACGAAGTGGTCTGGATTGCGCATACACTTTTCAATCAGGTGTTGCGCAACAAAGACAGATTTTCCTGACCCCGCGCCGCCGTACGGGATGACGTATCGGTCGTTTGTACTTTTGGCTGGGGCGTAGACTGGATTTTGATCGACGAAAGGCGTGGGCATTTACTATGAAATCCCGTCTCGGTCCATGTGGAACTGTACGTGCTTCTCATTTTCAATTTCAGTCTTAATCATCTCCAAAGCCGTCTGAAAGAGGCTGTTCGGCTGCCCGTCCGCGACTTGCTGAAGATATTCGGTGATTAGCGCCCGCTCGAAGTCCCTGGAAGACACTAGTAGCTTCCGTATGAGTGGTTCGTCATCGACGCCGCCGATTACTAGCTCTCCGTCCTCATTCATCTTAAAATCCAGGTCAGACATGATCGTGTCGGTTTGTTAGAAAGGGGCTTCCTCTTCCGGCGCTAGGACGCTATCCTGGTCTTCGGTTTTACCGTTATGGTGTTCGATGTGATCGCACCCATTCACCCACTCTAGATTTTCGAGTCGGTTGTCGTGGTGGTCGCTGTTGATGTGGTGGGCATGGGCTCCCTCTGGTCTATCACTGACCCATGCCTCTAAAACGATATGATGTACGTATGCCTGCCTACGATCTCCGTCACTCCTCAGATCCACGCGAAAGTATCGGTCGCACTCGCGGGCTCGGGGAGTGTTGAGGTATGGAGTAAGGACCTGATCCGTGTGGCGCGACCACACCCGACCGTCTCTCGACACCTTATAAAATTCTTCGAACCCGGGCACGGGCCTCCATTCCATAGCTTACTATATTGCCCTCCTACGAGTAGATACGGACCGGACGTGGGGATGTGGAGGGTGCGGGTATCCCATGTCCCAGAACCACCTGAACGAGTGGTCCAGTCGAAATGCCCTCACGAGGAGACGAAACGCCGTTTCGTCCCGGCCTAGAAGTGGCTCCGAGTCGGGTTTTATTTTGGTGATATGATTCATGGTCGCACGGCGGATTCAGGTTCATGTTCATCGGAGAATGAACGCACGAGACGGCGCGTAAGCTCCGCGTCTCCTGCTGCGCGGTGCAGGTCCGTGCCCTCGAAGGATACGCCACGCTCACGGCACGCCTGTTCGAGACTCACCCAAGAAAAGGAGTCGTATTCATCACTCCACTCCCCTTCGGCCATGGCATAGGCTTCCATCACGCAGCGTAGGTCCCAGTCATTCGAGTTTATTCTGATGCTCCGCGCCGAGAAAGAATTCTCGATCACTGGACCATCAAAAGAGCGATTATATATCAGAACCGTCTCCCGGCAGAGTAGGCTTGTAAGGTTGGGATGAAGGTGCTTCATCGAGGGACACCCCTTTAGCTTCTGAGCCCCGATCCCATGCACCTCTTTTGCGCCATCGGAGATCTCACATGTCGGCCTCACAAGGCAATCGATGATTTCGCTCCCTTCCGAATCCAGGACGGCTATCTCAACAATTTCGTCCTCGTCTCGGTCGGGGCCGGTCGTTTCTGTGTCCAAAACGAACCAATCAATTCGGGCCGAAAATTCGTAAAGAAATTCTCGCGCCCGTTTCCGCTTCTCTTCCTTGGGTATTGACATGGTTGAGTTAAATTTAGTCTTTGGTTTTGTGGTTCGGGTTGATGCCGGTTCCATTACATCGGTCGCATACAGCCCCAATCTCGCGCCAATTTCTCGCAGTCTGCCGATCCAGTTGACCGCGACCTCGACAGTTAAAGCAGTATCGGCACCGGCAGGGCGCACACCCGCAGGCATCGCATGTGTAATCGTTGGCAGCCTCAGGGTCAGTTTCTATCACGATTCGAAGTCGATCTTTTGCAAGAGATCACTACCCGCCCGATGGACCCTAGACGCAGCGCCGATGATCCGCCTAATTTCCGATTTCGATATGCGGCCCTCATCGCGCATGATACGCAACTTCTTCCTCACCTCGAAAGCCGAATCAGCATCTATGGCCGCAAGAAAAAGGTTCGACTCGATGAATTCTGTCGGTTTATCTTGTATAATCGGTTGAGCTTCCGTTTAAGGTATTGATTAGGGGGGGGGCGGTAGCTAAATCATCGACTGTTTTACCCGGTGCAGCCACTCCGAGATTACCATCAAATCACCGACGTCGAGCAGTACCCCGGCGGCCCACTCCTCGTGCAGAATATCATACTTGTAAACCGCGACCTGATCTGGATGGTCAACAATCTTAACGAAAGGCTTCCATTCACCTTTATCGTTTTCCCACCCCATC